TCCCCCGCGCCCACCCCCGCACCCCCACGCCCTGACCCCCCGCCACCCCCTCCCCGCCCTCCTCCCCCGCACGCTCACGCCACTCCGCCCACCCACCCCACTCCCCACGCCGCCCACCGCCCACCCCGCCACCCACCCCACCCCCCACTCCCTCACCACCTCCAGGCCCCCGCCCCGCCCCCCCCCACACCCCACCCCTGCCCCACCCTCCGCCGCCCCCTCCGCCCCCCGCCCGGGGCGGGGGGCGTGGCGGGCAGGCGAAGCTGCAGGGCCTGCGACCGGGCCCAACGCTGCCCGGCCCCGGCCGGCCGCCGCCCTGCTGGCGCGCCAGCCTCCTCTCACCCCATTATGTTTTGTTGGGTGTTTTCGGGGGAGGGCGGGGGTTCAGGGGTGGGGGTGGGGGACGGGGCAGGGGTGGGGGGTGGGTGCCGGTGGGGGTGGGGCGGGGCGGGGTTGGGGGGTGGTGGGGTTGGGGGGTGGGGGGGGGGGGTGGGTGGGGGCGGGGGGGCGAATGGTGCTCCGTAGCTGTTGGTGTGGCGCCCTGCCATGTGCTTCAATCTCCTTGGCTTCCGCCGACCTGGCCGTGGCTGCGTGCTGCATCTGCAACAGCGGCTGTCGTCTGCCGCGGGTGCAGCAGAAGTGGCAAGTGAAAGCCTCGCAGGCCACAGCACCTATGGGTTGCTGGGTGGGAGGGTGGGTGGGTGGGGGCCTGGGCATGGGGCCCAGTGGGTGGGCGGGTGGTGGGTGGGTGGGTAGCTGAGAGGGTGGGGTGGGTGGGTGGGTGGGGTGGTTGGGGGCCAGGCGGGCGAGCGCGGCCGGCCGCCAGCGGCCGCGGCTGGTCGCCGCCGGCCGGTGGCCCGCGTTGGCACCGCCGCCGCCGCCCGCGTCGCCTCCCGCCTGCCTGCTGCCGCGCCGCCACCACCCTCGCCGCCGCCGCCGCCGCAACGCCTGCGGCAGTTTTTGGTCACCCGAGCGCATGCTTCCAGATTTGCAGTGCTGCCCCGAGGACATGATGCGGGCACCTCGACGACATCTTCGGCAACGGGAAGAATTCGCGTCGCAGCCGAAGACGTCATCACACGGGGTGTGATGAACAGACTTGCACGCAAGTGGCAAAGTTGGGCTGGACCAAAAGTCTTACGTATTGCTATGGGAGGATGTCACCGATCGGTTGGACGAATTCGACACAGTCACGGAGTGGCGGGATGCCCGCGAGTACCTTGAGGAGGAAGGCGGTTGGAATGACTCCAGCTGGAACTCTCCTCCACCTTCGCCAATCCGTTTCGCTCCTTCACCCCCTCCTCTCCTCTTCAGCCCTGGAGACCACCTGCCTCCACCTCTCCGCCACACGCCAAGAAGGGTACCCGCCCCCCGCAGGTCCGTTTCTTGAGCCTCCTCCACCTCCTGCTCCCTTCTACCCTGACGACGAAGACACTGTAGACGACCGCGAAGATTGTTCTCGCTGTCCTGGCTGTCATTACTGCACAGGCTACGGCTATGACGGCTCGGACGAGGTCTGACTGCTATGGTTGCGGACTAAGTTTATTGAGATCACGTCCTGTTTTTACCATTCTGGGTTTCAACCCTAACTTACTCTGTAACCTTCTGTTGTGATCGCAGAGTGAGAGTTTCCTGCCTTCATTCTCGTCAATTTTTCATCCATTGCCTTCAGCATGGTCTGGTTTCCGCCACGATTGAAGGACGAGAGCATGATGAGTTGCTGTACTGCGGAGAAGGTCATCGTATTCCTTGACGAGTTTGGCTTCCATTTGTATAGAAGGAACATGAAGAAATGGACTGTGTTTGTTTTGGAGCCGTACTCGCCAAAACGGATTCGTGAGGTTCTTTGGTAGGCAGGTGCACCATCCCGAGAACAATGGAACACCGTCAACAGTGGGCAATCATTCGTCGAACCAAGATGGACCCCGCAGAAGGAACGCATCAAGACAGAGAAGGCAGCCGCCCGTGACCCTGCCAAGGAAGCAAAGCGGTTGGAGAAGGAAGCAGAGAAGGAATCAAAGCGGTTGGAGAAGGAAATGCTCAAGGCTGTAAAGGCGGCTGAGAAGGCGGCACAGCCTCCCAAGAAGCGAGGGCGTCCTCTCAAGGTAGCCGTTGAGCTTTCAGAGGGCACCGAGTGTACCAGACATGCCAACATATGCAAAGGAAGACCTGATTCGCAAGCTTGCGGAAGAGGTCTACCGAAGAGCTGGGTCCTGGACACTTGGAGTCAGTCTATCACAAGGCAATGAAGGTCTCCAGTTCCGTCTCTCTTGGGTTACCTCGATGAGACGGAACGGGTGATGGAGCTGAAGTTCAAGGAGCACTTTGTAGGCGTTGTGCGAGCGGACATTATCCTTATGAAGGAGTGTGTCCTGGAGTTCAAGATCTCCGGCAAGATGGACGATGCAGTCCAGCAGGGCTGCGGCAGAATATGAAGCTTCAGGGGATCGCGTTCGGCTACGTGGTCATGTTCCCGAAGACGGACGGTGGCCGTGTGCAAATGGGTGGCAACGCACGACCGCCCCCGGTCGCTTGACCTCTAAAAAACGGATCGATGGATATTAGAGAATACAATTTTTACTCTCTATTGCTTTGCAGAATGCCACATGAACTCTTCGGTTGATAGCCCGGAACTCTATAAGTTCTGGGATCACGATAACAACCCAGGAATCGACCCAAGAATCATTACCCGACAGTCTGGGAAGGAAGAACAACCTCTAAGTGCCCGGATTGCGGGCACCCATTTCGTAGGAAAATTCACGGACTAAAGGGATGTAAGTACTGTGCGAATCAGGAAAGGGTTCCGACCTGACGTGTGAGAAGTGTTTCAGTAAATCCCTCGCATCAAAAGTATTCCCTGACGCATCGGAACATTCCTCTTCTATCTTAGACTTCAGAGGCACCCCAAAATATTCGCTCCATCATTCTGGGAGTATCACTTATGAATCCAGAATGCGCGATCCGGTAGGAATCGATATCCGACAGGTTGCGAAGTCGGATACCAAACATCCGTAGGAAGTTTATGTGTAGGCGTTGCTGGCATGTATTTGAATGTGAAGCATCGAGAGTCTGCGAGCTGAAGTTCTGCCCATTCTGTTCCGACAGTTCCCGAACAGCTGTGTCCCCAGACTGCCAAATGTGTAAAGTGCTTCCCTCGTTCGTTCGCTTCACAGCCAAAGTCAGCGTGCTGGGATTCTTTGCGTCCTGGGAAAATGCTGCGAAAGACCCCATTCGACGTATTCACGCATGGTTCGCATCATGCAGACTTCATCTGTGACGAGTGTGACCATGAATTCCAAGCGACATGTAATAATGTGTCTCAGGGAACGGGATGGTGTCCGTATTGTACCAGAAGACGTCGCGGTGAGGACATGTCCTGCGACAGGTGTATGGAAGCGAAAACTTTCTGCATCACCTGGCGCGAAATACCGGAACGATGGATCGTAAATCCTCCCGATATAACTCCGGATCAGATATCTATTTCAAACGCAGATAGAAAATGGTGGTTTGACTGTGAGAACGGAATCCACCCACCTTATCAACGAGATAGCGCAGGTCATATCCGGCGTAATCAACTGTGCCCCGAATGCAACGGTCCCCGGAAGACAGAATTAATGCTTTGCGAAGGCTTTGCGGGATATGGGTCATTCTTACCGTAAGAGTTCGCACCTAGGTGGTGCAGAACGGGTCTTAAGAACTCGATTTCATAGATTTGACGTGTTTATTGAAGGAGTGAATGTACTCATCGAGCTTGACTGGAGAACAGCACTTTATAGAAAAGTGGAAGTTCGGATGCTCCTAAACGAGCGCCTGTAAGTGGGATATTTGGAAGATGACAAAAGCAGTCGAAAACGGGTTCTCAGGGATTCGTCTTTACCAACCAGATGTGTACGAGGGTCGATTTAATTGGAAAAAGTGGCTCGGACAGGCAGTCGAGTTTCTACGAAAGCAGAAGGGATCCTGCTGGATAATCCAAGACATTCCAGTGTATGCTGCTCATATATCAGACTGCAAAGAGGCAGGTATTATTGTGCACCTACTTAATTAGAGTATACCGCTCCAAAACGGACTAGAATCTACATGTAACTACTAATTTTACATTCAAGATGGAATCCCTTTACGTACTAGAACTCACCAATGGCAAGTATTATGTCGGGAAGTCAACCGACGTGATCAAGCGCTTCGAGCAGCACAAGTCTGGGTCTGGGTCTGCATGGACTAGACTTCACAAGCCAATTCGTATCCTCGAAGACTCGTCCGTTGACGAGCGTTCACGATGAGACGAATGTAACTAAGGACCTCATGAAGAAGCATGGGGTTGATAATGTTCGTGGTGGAGCATATACCGCAGTAGACCTACCGGAGGAGCAGGAGGACATGATCCGCCATGAGATGCGCTGCTGCAGGCGACGCATGCTACAAGTGTGGAAAGCCAGGACACTTTGCGAATAAATGCACTCGCAAGAGCTCGTTCTCGGCAACCTGTAGTTGTGGTAGAACCTTCTTGGCGTTTGATGAGTTCATGTCACACAATCGGGCATGTATTAGACGGGCTCAAGCAGAAGGAGCTCCGATGAAGAGCCGAGTTGTACCCGTTGTGGACGCGAAGGTCATGATCGTAGTGCCTGTTACGCAAAAACACGCGATAACGGCTACTCACTATCTGCTCCAAAGAAACAGTCTGTACCTCAGACTGGAAAATGTTACCGTTGCGGGCGAGCTGGACATTACTCTAACGATTGTTACGCCAGCACTCACGCCCGTGGATATGATCTTGATGACTAGACTTTAAGCTAACCAACGTCATCTCAATAATGAACCCTAGCCCCGTTGTAACCTACGAGTGCCACGCTTGTCGCTGGAACGTTCTCCCCGAGCTCGGGCTCCGTGCTCACGACGCCGTGTGTATCCCCGGAATATACCCGCTTCTTCCCACCTGCCCATTCTTTGCCAAGAGACCCTTTTGCACTTTTCACGGATTTCGCTTCTGCCTCGGGTGGCGTGGGTGGAGCAGGTGGCGGAACAGGGTTGGTGGAGACGGCGGAGAGACATACAAATTTTTAGGAGCTACAGGGACTGCAGGAGCCGGAGCCGGAGCCGGAGCCGGAGCTGCGGAAGCCCTGTACTTTTGAATTTCCGCGAGAAGACCATCTGGAGTCGTTTTCGGGTTTTCCATTACCGTCCTTGGTTTAAAAATTTATATTCTTCAAACTCCATTCCGTCAAACCCTTCACAAGATACAGTCATATCGCAATCCACTTCATTACCATACTCTATTTTTATAGGTAAACGTAAGAAGCGTCTTGATAAACTGTTTCATTTTGTGCTTCAGCCAACCTCTTTGTTCGTTCTGTAGATGAGGCAACGCTAGATCACGGCTCGCACGGAAGCACTTCTGACCTGGGACAAAATACTGTGTGCCTTCATACCTGGTTCCATTGATGCTTGCACATGAGAAGCCAAAATCAACAAGGAGGAATTTCTTCTTCATTATAAACTTTCCCCTTTCGCCCCGTGTGGCAACAGACTTGTACATAATGTTGCCACTATGGAGATCGCGATGGTTTGAATCCAATCGCAATGTTGCGACTTCTTTAGAACGACTGCAACCTGCTCGCAGAAAGTCCAGAAATTCAGTATCGTTTTGACCATTATTTAACAACCATGAATACGCTGTTCCCTCACACTTCTCCATCACAACAATGTAATCTCATTGCTCTTCACCTTTAACAAAGTCGTGGAGCAATGCAGGACAAGCATCTGGAACCTTTGCATGTAACTGCTGTTGGATAGTAACTTCTGACACCAGATCTTTGTATGCCTCGTTGGTTTCATACGCATTCTTACGTGCTGTGGTAATGTATTTCATCACCTTGTTGGGTTCATCTTTAACTTCATAGACTTTCCCCCACACTCCTTTGGCAAGAAAGGCTCCCTGTACAGGAGGAGTATCCGTCTCGCGTGGGACCGCAGGTGCTGCAGGTGCTGACATTGTTAAACGCCCTGAATAAAATCCACTTTACTTGTGCCTTCTAGTCCGTTGTCTACGCCGTGTCTTCTTCCCACCAGTCGGCTTCCTCCCGCATGCACTCAGAATACCTCCAACCGTTCCCTTCATCGGAGTTCGATCTCCTTGGTCTCTTCCTGGAACAACTTTGAATCCATATGTTTTGTAGTAGGCAACCAACCGCTGATTCTGACGAATACCTTCTACTTCGCGTGCTTTGTCTTTTATTCTGTCTGCGTCTGAGTACTGCACTCTATCCGGTAGTTCTCGTGCCATCCATTGACTAGTTTTGATGGTCTTATTGAGAATTGCGAAGGCAGTTGGATACGAAGCAAGGAACTTATCAAGGGCTTCCTCTGATTCCAGTTGATGTAAAATCCTTAGAAGCTTTCCCACCAGAAGCTTCTAGCTCAATCCCAGTTGTTGGCGTGAGTTTCTTCTCAGTCACCAACTGACGGATAACCTTGCAAAGAGCTTTCTTCCCCTCTCCTTTATACTTCTCCTTCCCCTCTTCCTCTGATACCCGTGGAAATACAAAGAACGTCTCTAGGACTGCATTCGGGTTATCTTTACGGGGAAGCCGAATTTCAACGTTTATAATAGGATTTTCATTCTCGTGATCTTCATCAGCATACAGATTCGCTGTAACATAGCCATTTCTTTCTTCTATAACAGTCTTCATTGTTAGACGCTCTGGATAAATTCCCACTGCAAGTAGTCACAAATCTTCTTCCAGATCTGATCGTGTGCAATCAGTCGGTCACGGCTCTTAAGCAGAGGAAAGTAGATCTTGTACTCATCGAGTTCGAGGAGTTCGAAGAACTTGTAGAGGATGTAGCTGTAAGAGAGGAAGTTGGTTCGGTCGTCGGGACAGTAGAGTAGGAAGGGTGCCTGAATGTCCTGAAACATTGCTCTAATTTTCTCCTCAATCTCAGGCGTAATGGTAGGAGGCGGGTTGCCATTGAGTCGAGAGAGGATGTGGGCTCGGTGCTCATAATACTTGCTACGGTTCAGCTTCTTTAAGATCTGACGTATATCCTCCTCGGTCAGGTCTGCGATGTTCGCAATGCGACGTTTGCGGATCTCCAGGATCACCTCGTTCATCACCTCCTCCGGGATGATTGTGCTCTCCTTCGCTTGGAACTGGTTCAGGATCTCGTTGAGATGGTTGATCTTCTTGTACGCATAATTGTTCCGCTCCTTGGGAGGATCGCGGAAACTAGGAAAATCGCACACCACCAGAGCATACTCTTCTGACCCACACTTGGGACAGACGAGTGTTCCCTCGGATGTAATCTCTTCACGGGCTGTATTACAGTTGGTGCAGTGCTCGGTCATGAGCTGACCTGCCTCTGGTCCCGAGGGGACAGCTTCATCCGTTGGACGTACTCATCGAACATTTGCTTCCGACTGACACCTGCAGTCTCAGACGAAGCAGACTGGAAGATACTTCAGAAATGTATTGGTATCCTTGGACTGTCAGTGCAGGAACAGCTGTTGTCGTAACTCGGACTTCTTGTAGTACTTGTTCAGCAAGTCCATATTCTTCATATAGTACTCCTGAACGGGATGTGCGTGCTGGAGCTCATCCTCTATCGACCTTGCTCGTCGTCTCCAGCTGGTTCGCTTTCAGATATGGATTCCAAATCGTTCTTCGAGTATAGGTCCGAGATCGTTAATCGTAAAGTTTCCAGCTCCGTCTTCAGGCTCTCCTGCATGGATGAGGAGTCCTTCAGGTCTTGAACGATTGTCTGGTGTAAAGAGTCCAGAGTTCCCGTCGTGGACCCTGTCGACGTCGAGTCGCGTATTTTTCTGACTCTGAATACATCCATTTATGAATTCCCTTACCTGGTTCACTGTAAGACTAGATTTTGCAAAAGTACAGGTCGTTGCTTCTTCACAGCCAGCAGAACATCCTCAAAGGGTAGGTGAAAGTTCTTACAAACATACGCTAGAGCAAGAGACCCAGACCGGTTCATTCCTGCCTGACAGTGGACGTATACCACCCCAGAGACCCGAACGGAGGAACTCATGGAGCTTCTCCTCGAACTTGGGATACGAGATCAAAATATCTGTAAAAGGACTGTCAATCGCATTGAGACAGACGTACTTCTCGGGATGACGGTTCGGGAACCACTCAGGGCAGTCACTATCCGAAGCGCAGTTGATGACGTGAGTAATGTTCATCTCTGCGGCGAACCTCTGAGTCAAAAAAGCACCTGGTCCTACTAGAATCCGAGGGTAGAACCAGGCTGCGGGATACCGAAGATAATCTGGAATCAGACTGAACTGCCCTCTGTATACATGCTCTTCTTATCGTTCCTTGCGTCTTAATGGTCGCACGCTGGAACGCCTCCACCTGCAACTCCGCACCAGCCAGTGGTATATCCTCGAGCAGAGACGGCAGGGCACGGTGCTCCCTTGGACCTTTGATCATCGGCCCACTTCTGAAGCTTCTCCTCAGCCCGTTTCTGGCGGATCTTGTTCTTGTGCTGCGTCCCAACCGTTCTTTGCAATGCTCTCCATCTGGCGCATCGTCCAGCCATAGGAGGCACCACTGTGCATACTCATAGAGCTTCATCTGCTTGTGGATTCTGTCGAGGTTGGGATGGTTGCTGTAACATAAAGCCATTCTCTCTGTCCGGGTAGTAATGACGAAGCCACTGCCATGAGATCACTGGCAGCAATGGCATCATAGGCGTCCTTGAGCATGGTGCTCTCGTAGGGGTGTAGATAGACTCGAAATCTGGGGTAGACATGTTGGATATATTTCATAAGCTACCGGTAAACAAATACGTTTTGTCTATACAATGTGCTATTCAGCAGAAGTGTCCTTCTTGACATGGGGATTTGGTATTGCATCTGCGTTAATTCTCTACACAACAGGTCAACCTATCCGATCCTTTGCGTTCCCTCTAGCGGTCTCCCAGATGCAGCTCATAGAGGGTCTTCGATGGATTCATGCAGTTGATGAGCGGATTCTTGCTATCCTTGGGAAGGTTGCACTTGGAATCCAACCTGCCGCTGGATTCTATCAAGCAGGAAAGACGAATCTTGTTTTACCATACCTCGTTTTATATACCCTTTCCGAAGTCCTAGGAGGTTCAAAGGACCTTCGATTCGTTATCGCAGAAGATGGCCATCTGCGATGGAAGTGGCTTTTCGAGAGTGGCAGCATTCCGGCAATTCTTTATTGGATTGGTCTCCTTTCATCCACGTTGCTTATATTACCTCTTCCTCTCTGGCTATTTTTCTTCGCTCTGTTTCTCTATTTCTCGATTACTCACGGAAAGTATGGTACTTGGGGGTCTCTCTGGTGCGTTTGGGTGAATCTCCTCTGGATTTACTACCTCTTACGTTAGCCAAAACGGAGTCTCCGAAAGAAGACAATCAGGTTTGAACTATGGACTTAGAGCCGTATAGAAAATGGGCATCAGGTGTGATTGCACGAGGAGAACTTTATATTGAAATCGAGCGTGTACGCCAGCTTCTCGTACTCGCAGAGCAGAGACCATGTTCGAAACGAGCCGATCAGATAGCACATGTAAAGAACCTATCCTATATGTTCAAGGCATTGATCTTAGCCAAGGATGCCCGACAGAAAGTTGTTCAGGACGTTCGACAGGACAACGGCAGCAGCTCCCAGAACGGCAGCACCAGTCCAACTGACGACGCCGGAGCTTGTGTAGGCATTCGGTACATACTGCAGTAAGAGGTTGCGAGGGGTGGACAACGAGATCGCGACCGCAGCGAGGAAGAAGGAGATATACAGAGACAGGCTCGATGCCATCCAACGCATAGCAGGGAGGCTAGGCTTGAAGGTAGGTGCCATTGCCGAGTGACCTGGAGTGGGTACACTCGGCATAGGAATGATAGGAGGATGCCGACTGGGGACCCTGAGGGCTGGGGAGCAAGGCGTCAAGAGATGTGGCGTCGTCCATTTATCCTTTACAGAGAGCTTTCGCAGCTCGCATCCTCCACGCGGTAACGATAGCATTTTCCATCGGCTTTGACTACTCGCTCTGTAGTCATCCTTGAGTGGCACAGCGAGCGTTGTTACCGACTCGTACTTGCGATGAAAGAGGATCGCGGCAATCCCTAAGCCGATGACGAAGGAGAAGAAGGGGGATGCGCGATGGATGACGTCAATGATGTGGACCATTGCTGTTGTGTCTTAGCAAGACTTGCGAGTAGGTTCAGAGAGTCCGACCTCGGCTGTACATGGCACCTCGACTGCAGAGAACCGGACACAGCCCGTATCGGTATGGTAAATGCTATTGTCTGCGGGTGACGGTACAGACATCTTCTTACGAGTAGGAGGCACGAGCACCGTGGCAATGAGCAGCCCGGCGACCAGCCCCGCGACCAGCCAGCGAAGTTGAATCATTGTACCTTTCCAACATAAGTATCCACCGCGGAGAAGAACCCAAAATAAAACAAGATCATGAAATATCCCGAGAAGGGAACAAAGATTGCAGTAACGGTTGCGGGAACAGCTATGCCAAGCCCGAACTGCGTCTTCTGAGAAAAGACGACATAGGTCGCAGCAACGCTGAAGACATAGATGCAGGGCGTACGAGTACCGTGAGACCGAGCCTCTTGAACTTGTCCTGAACCTCGCTTGCGGAGAGGAGAGTCCTTTCTTAGGATCCCCGCCGGAGACGTTGGCAGAGTTTGAACTTCTGTCCGTCGGGAACGACCTTCCGCACTTTCTTTCCATTCATCGACGTAGATAACGGTCAACCTACGCCCCTTGATCTCAGCTTCAGCCGTATCTAGGTTGCTCTGCTTCTCAGTTAGCTTCTCCTGACGGAGCTTGGCCTCTGTCCGTGCAACGCACTCCTGGTCGGCACCTCCACACGCTCTGGACGCATCGTCACGGATCTTCTTCTCTTCGAGGTTCGTTATCTCCACCTTCTTCGTGACCTCGAACGGAGGAATGAGTTTTTCATTGACATCAATATTCTAGAGTTGACCCCGACACCTTGTCACGCAGGACCTTGGTCGCATCACGCTGCGTCTTCTCATCACCATACGTGGCGGACTGTATATATGCCATTGTTATGATGCGAAGACTAAACTGCCAAGTCCGCTCACGATGCGTAAGAAGTTGATCGCTTCGACGTAGACACCTACATTATACGTAAACGTGAAGATGACGTTGTCATTCGTCTGGACCACAGAGACGATCTCAGAAGGGTCATAGAGTGGGATTTGAGCGGCAGGGACAATCGGTTGGATTGGGACTAAAGACCGTTGACCTGAGAACGCAAACAATTGTTGACGTCGAACCACCTCCGGGTGTTACCGACTGCGGGAGCGGAGTCTGCAGTGTAAGCCTCAGAATCGTACGGTTGAACATACTGCCGTTCGCAGCACCACTTGGTTGGTACTGGTCGTTGTCAAGAGCGAACGAGTACTGGTAGATACCCGGAAGAGACAAACGGTGGTTGTCCTGTTACGTGACGGTACATCTGCTGCAAGCTGAAGAAGGGGAACGGCTTGGTTGCGATTCGCTCTTTGCCGTCAAAGATAAGTACACCGTCGATGATGCTGCTCCGAGGATAGACAGAAGTGACCTGCTGCTGTCCTGTGGAGTATATGGATGTATCCACGTCAGTATTGATGGGTGTCCAAGGAGCTCTCTTCGTATTCGCCCAGTTCGTATAATTATCCCAATCGTTGACGAGAATACGATCCGACCTCTGAGTGGCGAACACGATACGCGTGACCAAGTTGAACATAGGGATCTCGAGATCTGTATTTCCTCCGAACTGTCCTTCCTTGTTCACGTACTGAACAGTCTTGACAAGGAATGTCTGATCCGCACGCGCGAGCTGGTTCATCTCAACTTCTGTCAGATAGATGAAGGTACCCTCCACATAAAAGTCAGGGATAAATGTACCCGAAGCTAGGGTTGCTCGGCAGTCCTGTAGCAAGAGGAGGCGACAAGAAGAGCGAGATGAGGATAATTCACAGGGGCTACACGCTTACCGTAGGTCGTTGTGTTCGCAGGGTTGACATCAATGACCGTATACAGAGTCATTCAGTGCACGAAGAGTGACGTTGATGTACACCTCCGAGTTCTGAAGCGACACCAACGGAAGAGCCAATCCAGGGTTCTCGCAGAACCAGAAATGTAAATGGGATCATCAGCTGACGAGAGCGGATGCTCGGTTCAGGAACAGTAGTCGGTAGGAAGCTGAGACGGCACAGTGACAGGCGTAATCGCATTCGGGTACTGGTTCTGCCGGTCATAGGCATTCGCAGGGTCGTAGAGCTCCGGTACATTACCAGTCATCTGGTCGACAACAGCCCGCTTGTCGGCGTTGTGAGTCATATAGGAGTACATCTTGAGCCACTCTCCACGCAGCCGCTGGATGACCTGACCGTTCATGACAATGTCCACATGGTCGATCAGGTTATATCCAATGTTCTTGATCCACTGAAACTCGTACCCGATAGAGTTCGAGCGAGGGTCATATCCAGAAGGAGGTGCGCTTGCTCCCAGATACTTCAACGGAGACCAGATATCAGGAAGAGTCAGGACCAGATAGCAGTCATGGAGCAGCTGTGCATATCGGTCTACGCGACAGGAGATAGTCCTCGTCTGAGTGACTGCGAACTCGAGGTTGGACGCAGTAAACGGCATACGAATCTGCTCGAGAGCGAAGTTCGTATGGCGTCGATACACGGCACGGAAATGGGTCATCGACGGGGTTCCATTGACAAGCTCGTTCTGAGCTCCCGTCGCAACCAATTGGAGAAGGCCGCCAGGCATTTGTTGTATAGGAAAGCGGATTGTTTAGCTTTCTTCTTCAACGATGGAGAAACCGAAGGAACAGTGTGAAACCAAACAATGAGGTGAGAAGCGTTAAGCATACCCAATTTGATGTCACCTTAGAGGGTCGGGCGAGTCGCCGTTACACTCATGGAGGAACAATGTTAAACCGGACGATACCCTTGTCCGTCGTGGTCGCGAAGGTACCAGGAGGACCCGTGTTTCCGTTCGAGAGGCAACAGAAGCTCGTATACGTGGCTCCTCCGGGAACAGACCCCCATGCACTCGCAGCTGGGAATAACAAAGCGTTCACGAGTACGATTGCTCCGTTCGCCTCTGCACTGAGAAACACATAATTATACTTCTTGCGATGCTGGGGAGGTGGAATCGCTGTGATACGTCTTTGCAACGACCTGACGCTTCGTCAGCGAGTCAACCAGTCTTGTAGCGGAGTTAACCTGCATTTGTCATTTACGGAAGAGAATCCTGAGGAGACTCATGCGGTTTGTTCTCGTTAGCACCACGTCGATCAGACGACTGGATATTCGAAGGTATCTCATGCCTCCTCAAGCAGCTCGCAACCCTTTCCCCGAAGGTCGAAGACGTTCCACTATGGATTCCAGCGTCACCCTGCTCGTGCGAATGTCCGCAAAGTACCAGAAGGAAGTCACTGCGTATGACGCAGCGGCAAATGAAGATCCAAAGGAAGAGGGATTTGGATTCAATAAGATCCATGAGTATCTTGAGATGGTAAATCCTGATGTAGTGATGATCTACAACGACCCAATTACCATATATCGCTTTATCGAGTCGATGAAGTACGAGGCTGGAAAGAGCCCATATCGTCTGTGGATCTACCTCGACCAGGTATACGAAGGTGTTGCTCCACAGATCATTGATGTTCTTCGCAAGTCGGCTGAACGTATTTATTGCTTCAGTGAGTTCTGGAAGAAGGTGTTCCTTGGATATGGCCCGTCGTCCAGACGTTCGCATCCTTGAACATGCAGTTGACTCATCAACGTTCTCCTCACTCCCTGCTGAGCGCACGTCATGCTATTCGCAAGTCGGTTAACCTTCCTAACGATGCCATTGTACTTCTGAATGCGAACCGGAACAGTCAGCGTAAGCGTCTTGATCTCACAATCCAAGGATTTGTACGTGCCTTGGCACGGAACCCTGAACCTTCACCTTATGGTCGCTTCAAACCTCAATCCACAGACAGGTGCATACTACGACGTGCAGCGTATACTACCTGAGGAACTCAAGCTCCACAATCTCCCAATGTTCGAGTATATGCGGAATCTCATCCTCGTCGATACTTCGGCACCGAATGTAATCGATGATGATGGAGTGAACCAAATGTACAACTCGCTGATATTGGTATCAATACATCGGACGGCGAGGGATTTGGCCTTTGTCAGCTCGAACACCTATCTACAGGTGCTCCACAGGTTGTTACGGAACTTGGTGCGTATAAAGCCTTCATGGACGAGAGGCTCCAGCGTTCGTACCTACAAACGGTCGGTCTCATCTTGCAGGAGGCATGCCTCATGGGTTCTGGTATCCTTGACCGACCCCGAAGAGGTCGCAGAGAAGATTGAGATATGTTGTATCATGCTTGGAGGAGATCGAAGCAGAGGTTGCAAAGCACTCCTTTAAAACATGGAGCACTGTTTGTGACGAGTTCCTCGAAGATGTTCTTATGCAAGCTGGAGGTCAGGTGTCCAGCGTATCTGTACCGGTGATGTTAACTGCCCCATCCTCATAAGGCGTTGATTATCTTCAAACGCAGGTCCGTCAAAGACCTCCTTGGTATCTGGGTCGATAAGGAACACCATCCCCTTGATCGAAACCTTCTGGAGCCGTCGTCTTTCTACGCTGAAGATTGCGGAGATAAGTAGAGTCCATCACCTCCTGCTTGATATTCGGCTTGAACGCCAGGTCCTCTCCTGTAACCGTACTATCAAACCGCATACACGAAATAACAGGCGTTTCCCGACTATGAAGTTTGCGATGAATTTCGCAGTCGACGGCCGCTTGTTTGAGAAGCAACCCTACCTTCTGGTTGATCTTCTCCTTCTCGTATGCCTTCTCGTAGAGGTACTCGTCCGTGCTCATGAACACCTCCACGGGATCGCCCTCGTACCGCTTCATCACCATATCCGTGCGACGAACGAGCACGACGTTCGACACCCTCGCTCGACTTCGTCTGGTCCTCGCGTGAAGACGGAGGAGGTATAGAAGGACACGCGAACCGTCCGCTCCTCTACAGGTAGCCTGGCGTGTGAGCAGAGACGGATCGCACGACCGATGACCTGGTCGTGGCGTGCAGGGTTCCAGTGGGGCTCCATGATGTGGACGTGACGCACGTTTGCGAGGGTGATACCCTCCGCACCTGCTGGCAGTGATCATAGAAGAGACAGAGCTTCTTCTTGGGCTTGGACTCCACAGATGCCTTGAGGCTCGGAGGGAAGTCATCAGCTGAACTGCGTACGCACGTTGAAGATCTGACGCATATACTCACGCTGTCTCTGCGTCCTCTTTGCCTGTGTAGAAGGCGAAGGCAGGCTTCTCCGGGTCCATAGCCGGGTCTTCCACCCACTGGTTGGCCTCCTTGGTCAGCTTGTAGCTCCTGCCATCCATTTGCCTCGAGTGCTGCGCTAAAGACACCCAGACCTTCAAGGTTGCGGAAGTAGGAATAGACAAGCTGGTTGCGATATTCGCCCTCTCCCAAGTAGTATACGTAACGAAACCAAGCAGCATTACATAAAAAAAA